TGAAACAGTTAAACCGGTTAGTGAAGCGTTGGTTGCCTTAGTTCCAGATACTACTTTGATAAAGTAAGTAGTAGAAGAGGCTAATCCAGATAAGGCAAACGTAAAGGAAGTTGTCGTACCTGACGTAAACGTACGAGCGATTGCGGCACGCACTACAGGAGGCGGAGGAGGAGCTGCAGGAGTGTGGAGTCCTCGGATCATTTTATTGTATATAATGCTTTTTTAATCGCTATGATATTTTTCTATTAATTATAATGAAATTGACAGTTATCAACTTAGAAGAGATAGTGTGATAATGGAATTTTATGCCGGAATTAGTTGAAAAATTTTGTTGCTGATCCCATCTAAGACAAATAGGTTACCCTCTGTACCACCTGCGACTGAATTGAGAGAGTATGTCGCAGGTGGTACAATACCCTCCCCAAAGGGTTTGGTGTATGCAGACGGAACACCTATGAAATTTGCAGGAACTACGTACATTAAACCTTTTCCATCAGTATAATCTGTGCCAATTACAGCTATAGCACCTGTACTATCGACGCCAACCGCATACGAAAACGGTATCGAATTTACAACACTGTTTGTAGCTGCTTGTACAACAACTCCCTTTGTTGTAATTGATAATATATATCCTTTCGTAGCTTGAGTCTGATCTAAATTAGAAAGTATGCAATAAAGTAGACCATTTGTTTTATTGAACGCTAAGTCATCAGCTATAAACCCACCATACTTTCCCGCTGCATCGGAGTATAAAAGAGTAGGTGGTACCGCATATCCGTCTCCTTCTCCGGGAGTCAAAACACTGTAAGGGTCTGCAGAATATATAAACACACCTTGACCACTGTTGCTTATCGAGATAAAATATAATTCTGTGGAATCTGCGTTAGTTTCAATTGCGTTTAATGTTGGCGGTGTAGTTTCTTCAGGAAAAAGATACGACCCAATCGGATTTCCATCTTGTAGAGCTACCCATATTACAGATTGAGTATCCATTATGTAGAACCCTCCACCTAGTTCTGTAGTAAGCTGATTAGTATCAAAACAGAAATCAACGATTCCTTGGCCCGAGTAAACTAACGGAGTCTCATTAACCCAATTTGCTACAGATTCGTTAGTTAAATCTAGTATTTTAGTTTCAGTTGCAGAGAAAAACGTATAAGGAACATCGGGCGTCGATGTATACCCCACTGTTATGGTGTATATCTTTCCATTGGATGTAATGCCGTATAATATTCCCGTAGAAGGATTAGTGGTTAGTGCTACATATGTATTTTGTAAGCCTGTTATAGTAGTAGTGCTGTAAGGTAGATATTGTTTAGAAGCAGGTGGAAGAAGGTAGCTAGATAGAGCAGTAAAAAGAGAAACGCCATTTAAAACCACATCTGTGTCTGCTGTTATGGTGCCTGAAAATATTTTGTTGTTAACCCTGAGGTTACTTGTTACAACTTGGTTACCTGTAACGGTAGTAAGCTTAGGCTTAGCGGATACCCAACCGCTGCCAAATTGCGAATCATAGTACAACGTAGGCTTAGATAAAACATATTTTGTAGGAGTCACCGATAGTGCATAAAACAAGCTATACTCTGCATTAACAGTTGCCGGTACTCCTGTTGTAATGACTAGTCCGGTAACAGACGTAATACCTGCATTTGTAATAAGACGAAGTAAGCTACCGTTGCTACCGCTTACAACAGTAAACGTACCACCCGTACCACCTGAAACAGTTAAACCGGTTAGTGAAGCGTTGGTTGCCTTAGTTCCAGATACTACTTTGATAAAGTAAGTAGTAGAAGCTGCTAATCCAGTTAAGGCAAACGTAAATGAAGTTGTCGTACCTGACGTAAACGTACGAGCGATTGCGGCACGCACTACAGGAGGAGCTGTCGCGGGACGCATAGCGGCTTGAATTCCTTTGAGCATTTTTATATTATACTATCCTTTTTTCCTGGAAGATGCTAATGGAAATAAAAATTGAAAACGGAAAAAATTAGCAGAATGTAGTAAATATCAAACTAAAATGGCAGACAGACGGTGCATTGCTATCAAGTCGTCTGACGGACAAAGGTGCACAAAGAATTGCACAGTTAATGGACGTTGCTCGAGTCATGATAAAATTAGAACACGCGATGGTCCAAACCTTACTGAAATTCTCGAAATTGATTACATGCATGCAGCGGCAATGAAGGTTTCACACAATGAAATGGCAGCTCAAATGACTGCCCTTGGGCCTGAACCTTGGCGAAATAATCGCGAGCTATACACCGAACTATTGCGAGCTCAGTCACAACGCAATCGCCAGATGCATGCGGAAAACAGGGCTCGAAAGGATGAAGTTCGTGCCAGACAATTGGCAGACATTGCCAGAACTGGAATTAATCCAGATGCTGTACAAGAGGCAGCTCGCGCAGCTGAAAGAGAGAGGCGAGACGCTGAACACCAGGCACGAATTGCTGCGTTCCGTGCCGAGCAGGCTCGGAGACCGCAACACCCCATGGAAAGAGCAGTAGAAGCTATTGCAAACGGTCGCCCCTTGGAGGCATTTGCAAATGATCGTCAAAATGTTCACACAACCGCTGCTGTAAAACAGACTCTAAAAGTTGTTAACGAAATTTTGAAAATCGAAGTTCCTCCAGAATACCGTTGGAACATGACAACTGTTTCTAAGACGATGTCTGAAATTATCTCAGAGTGTGAGCTAACTCCTGCATCTGCTTGGCAGATGGTAGCAAAGTATTGTACAGATGAAACAATTTACGATCTACAACGTGGAATCTATGGAAAGGTTCTAGACTGCGTGTGGCAGTACATTAAGAAGTCAACTGACAAAGAATGTCTAATGAAGATTCTGAAAACTGAAATGAGAGATAATATTGGTATGTGTGCGCAGGGAAATCTGAGCAGACTTACAAACATTCTAGCAGGATATGTCGAATGTGTTGTGGTTGTAGAATCAATGACCGATAAGCTAGGAAGACTACTTCCTCCTTTGATGGAAATTGACGATATTGTTCAGCGTCTAAATGCAGCTGCACGAATCTTTGTAGAGAACAGTGTTCCCGAAGATCAGTGGGCTGCATGGGCAGGCGGTCTTGTATTTGACCAGGCAGATGATGATTATCGTGAGATGTTTATTCACGACGGAGTGATCGACTTTGTAGTGTTTACTTAAAACCCAAAAGTTAAAGGATTTTTTATTGCGGTAGTTAAAGCATCCATATCAAAAACTATTCTGCGTATAAACAGAATTGGCAATACACTCCATAGATAAGAGAATGGTAACAATCCAATGAAAAACCCAGGTATAAGAGTATTCAGCCAGTTAAATGAAACTCGACAACATGCAAAAAGATTTAATAAGTACATAAATGTGGTGACAA